GCTCCACTTTTACGGTCGCAGGTTTTCAGATTTTTTTTATGGGACAGCGGGGACCTAAGCCAACGTCGAATGTGATCAAGATGCTGCGTGGTAATCCTGGCCGCCGCACGCTCGATCTGTCCGACGGCGTACAGCCAGAAGTAGCGGTCCCTGACCCACCGGCGCATTTATCGCTTGATGCACGTAAGGAATGGCGCCGGATCACCGTCGAGCTGGAATCGGTTGGGCTGATCAGCCGTCTCGACCGAGCAGCACTGGCGATCTATTGCCAGACATGGGGTCGGCTGGTTCTTGCCGAGAAAGCGCTGTCCGCAAAGCAGAAGCAAGCGAAAGACAGCGGGCTCGATGAAGCCGAAGCGGTGTTCACGCAGCAAACGCCGACCGGATTCATGCGCGAGTCCGCATTATTTCGCGTTGTCGGGAAACTACAGCAGGACTGCGACCGGTATCTCGCCAGCTTCGGCATGTCGCCGTCCTCACGATCAAGGGTCAAGGCTTCGGAGAATCGCCAGGGCGAATTATTCGGAGAAGCACAAGGGGACGCATGGAACAACCTGTAGACCAGCCGTTTGCAGACCTCGCAACGCAATACGCGCGCGATGTCGTTGACGGGAGAGTCCTGGCCTGCAAATGGCACCGCCTTGCCTGCCAGCGCCACCTGAACGACCTGTCGCGTTCAGCACTGGACCCCACCTGGCCCTATGTCTTCAACCCGCAACTGGAAGACACTGCCAACAAGGCATACCGCCCGGCCGAACGGATCTGCCGCTTCGCGCAGCTCATGCCCCACATCAAGGGCGACTGGGCCGCGCAGCGTCAGCTCATCAAACTGGAGGTGTGGCAAATCTTCATCCTGGCCAGCATCTTCGGATGGGTCCATCGCGACACCGGAAAGCGTCGTTTTCGCGTTGCCGACCTGTTCATCCCCCGCAAGAACGCCAAGAGCACCTTGGCCGCCGTGATCGGCCTTTTTATGCTCTCGGTCGACGGAGAATTTGGCGCGGAAGTTTATTCCGGGGCCACCTCACAGGACCAGGCAATGGAAGTATTCCGACCGGCCTTGTTAATGTCCCGCGCGACGCCGCGTTATCTGCAATCCTACGGCGTCACCGTCAACGCCAGCAACCTTTCTGTCGTCGCCAACAACAGCAAATTCGAACCAGTCATCGGCAACCCTGGCGACGGCGCATCGCCCTCTTGTGCTTTGATTGACGAGTATCACGAGCACAAGACCCCCGCCCTGTATGACACGATGCAAACCGGCATGGGCGCCCGCTCGCAGCCGCTCATCGTAGTCATCACCACGGCAGGGTCGGACATCTCCGGCCCGTGCTACCTGCATCAAGTCGAGCTGCAGAAGGTCCTGGAGAAGATCATCGACAATGACCAACGCTTCGGCATCATTTTTGGAATTGACGAAGGGGATGACTGGACGACCGAAGAATCCCTGCACAAAGCCAACCCGAACTACGGCGTCTCGATCGACAAAGACTTCCTCAGACTGCAGCAGCGCGACGCCATCTCAGACCCTCGCAAGCAGAACGTCTTCAAGACCAAGCACCTCAACGTCTGGGTAGCGGCCGCTTCCCCGTGGCTCAACTTGCACGCCCTGCAGCAAGCTGGAGATCCCTACCTGACGCTCGAATCGATGCGTGGAAAGGCCTGTGTGGTCGGCCTCGACCTGGCCAGTAAAGTCGACCTCGCATCAGCGGTCTATCTCTTCGAAGAAGAAGTTGACGGAGAATCCCACTACACCGCCATCTCCCGCAATTACCTCCCTCGATCGGCCGTCGACAAACCAGAAAACGCCCACTATCAAGCGTGGGTCACCGCGGGTCATATCCTCGTCACGCCAGGCAACATGATTTCCTTGAGGCAGATCCAGGACGACGTGATTTCCAGCGCAGAAACCGCGCTGATTCGCGAGATCGCGCTAGACTCCTGGGGTTCCCGCGAGATCGCCCCGAACTTTCAGGAAGAAGGATTCGAAGTCGTCGACATCCCCATGCAGACGCGCCATCTTTCCGAGCCCATGAAAAAAATCGCCGCGCTCATCGATGCCGGACGATTCCACCACGATGGCAATCCCGCATACGTGTGGATGCTCTCCAACGTCGAAGTCTGGACAGACCGCAACGAAAACATCTTCCCCCGCAAACTGCGCCCGCAAAACAAAATCGACGCCGCCGTTGCCACCATCATCGCCATGTCTCGCGCCATGGTGCCCAGCGAAGAGAAAACCGTCATGGAATTGGTCGTCCTGTGAACGAAACCGCCACATGGTACAACGTCGAGCGCGTTAGCCAGCCAGGATCTGTGATCCTCACCGCCTGGAAGGCAGAGCGCGAAGCCGCTCGGAAGATCAGCAACGCCACCACCTACCTAACCAGCTCCGGGACCAAAGACAGCCAGCTGTACGAATGGCTCACTGGAGCCGGATCACTGTCCACGGCCGGTCCAGCCGTAACCGAACGTACCGCGCTGGCCCTCAGCGCTGTGTACGCCTGCATCGGTCTGATCGGCGGCGCCATTGCCAGCCTTCCTCTCCCCATTTATCGCCGCACAACGGACTCAAGGGAGCGCGTCGATCACCCGCTATCCGACCTCCTCAACCTCGAGCCCACCCCGGCCTGCAGTTCCGCGGTCTGGCGGGAATACCTGCTCTGGTCCCTGCTGCTGCACGGCGATGGCATGGCCAGGATACACCGCAAAGGCGGCCGTTTGAGCCTGCGTCCTGATATCGTTCGGCTCGAACCTCTCCATCCCTTGGACGTTTCAGTATCGATCAATGGCGACCGCCTCGCCTATCAAATGACCGACGCTGACGAAGGGCGGATCACCCTCGACCAGGACGACATGCTGCACATCCCAGGCCTCGGATTCGACGGCTGTCGAGGGATGTCACCCCTGCGTTACGCTGCCCGCAACAGCATGGGCTTATCCCTCGCCGCTGACGAATACTCCGCACGATTCTTCAGTAACGGTGCCCGACCGGACTACCTCATCACGACCCCTGGCAAGATGGACACTGCCCAGCAAGCCCTGTTCAGAGAATCCTGGATGGCCCGGTATTCTGGCCTGGGAAACGCCCACATCCCGGCCATCCTCACCGGCGGCGGCGAGGTCAGGGCCTTGTCGATCAACCCGGAGGACGCGCAGCTCATCGAGACGCGCAATTTCCAGGCCTCCGACATTGCCCGCTTCTACGGCGTCCCTCCCCACATGATCGGCATCACCGACAAAACCACCAGTTGGGGAAGCGGCATCGAACAACAGGGAATCGGCTTCGTCAAATACACACTGAGCCGCCACCTGATCAAGATCGAACAGGAGATCAACAGAAAGCTCCTGCGCGACGGCATCCATTTCGCCGAATTTGTGACGGCCGGCCTCGAGCGTGGCGATTACAAAGCCCGAAACGAAGGCTATCGCATTGCCCTGGGTCGCGCCGGAGAGCCGGGATGGATGACCCCCAACGAAGTCAGACGCCTCGAAAATCTCCCGCCGCTGACCGATGGAGATACCCGTGCTACAGGCTAATCCGCCGCCGCCAAGATCCCAACCCAGGAACGCGCATGAAAACCAAAAGCCCCCTCAACAAACTGCTCTCCGACAACCGCGGAAAAGGACTGTTTCGCGTCGATAACAACGACGCGCAGGACGAAGCCACCGTCTGGCTATACGACATGATCGTCTCGGACAGCTATTGGGGTGGCGTCTCCGCCATCGACTTTGCCAAGCAGATGACGGCCGTTGACGCCAAGACCATCCATCTTCGCATCAACTCGCCGGGCGGCGAAGTCTTTGCCGGCCAGGCCATGGCCCAGATCATCCGCGAGCACGCCGCGAAAATCATCGCTCACATCGATGGCTACGCCGCCAGCGCCGCCTCCTGGGTCGCGCTCGCCGCCGACGAGGTTATCATCTCAACGGGCGGAATGATCATGATCCACAACGCCAACACCATCGCCTACGGCAATGCGCGTGACCTCCAGGACACCGCCGCGCTGCTCGAAAAGATCGACGGCATCCTGGTCGCCACCTATGCCGAAGCCACCGGCCAGGACCCCCAGCAGATTGCCGAATGGATGGCCGCCGAGACCTGGTTTACAGCCGAAGAGGCCGTTCAGAAAAAGTTCGCCGACCGCATCGCAACAGACAGCGTGTCAGCTCAGAACAACGTGATTCAGTGGAATCTCACGGCCTGGACCAATGCGCCAGTGACCAATCACCCAAGTTCAAGGAAAAGCGTCCCTCTTGACCACCTTCGCCGGCGCCTCCGCCTGGCAGAAGCCCAGAATGCCTAGACGCTCCCGCGTCAGCTGATAACCGCCAACTGGCTGTTTTTTTTCGTCCAATTTAGGAGAAGCCCCTATGCAATCCATCCAAGCTCTGCGGGAGCGCCGCGCCGCTATCGCACAATCCATTCACAAGCTGCTCGACGACCACCCCGGCGAAAAATGGACCGCAGCTCTGCAAGAGAAGTACGACCAGGGCATGGCCGAAATCGAAGCCATCGCTGCAGAAGCCAGTCGCGTCCAAGCCGTCCTCGACCTCATCGCCGACAACGCCGACACTGACGCCGTCCGCACCGTAGTCGACCGCGCCGCGCGCGACCAAAAGCGCCCGGCCAACGTCGACGCCTTCTGGAAGCTCATGAAGAACGGCGAAAAGCTGGTCACGCCGGAAGAGTGGGCGGTCCTGCGCAACACCATGTCGGTCGGAACGTCCGCGCAGGGGGGCTACACCGTCCCCACCGAAGTCGCGACCAGCGTTGCCGATGCCCTGAAAGCATACGGCGGCATGCGTGACGTAGCTGATGTCTTCCGCACCGCCCAAGGCAACGACATCAACTTCCCGACCTCAGATGGCACGACTGAGACCGGCGAACTGATCGGCGAAAACACCACAGCCACCGGCGCCGATCCGAGCTTTGGCGTCGTCACGCTCAAGACCTACAAGTTCTCCTCAAAGATTGTCGCGGTGCCGTTCGAACTCCTGCAAGACACCTCGATCGATATGGAGGGGTTCATCACGACGCGACTCGTCACCCGCCTGGGCCGCGTCACCAATACCTACTTCACCACAGGCACCGGCATCTCCCAGCCGAACGGCATCGTCACCGCCGCATCCGCAGGCAAGACCGGAACGACCGGACAGACAACGACAGTGATTTTTGATGACCTGATCGACCTCATCCATTCTGTCGATCCGGCATACCGAGCCCTCGGGAGATGCAAATTCATGCTGAACGACGCATCGCTCAAGATCATCCATAAGCTCAAGGACACCGCCGGGCGTCCGATCTTCCTGCCAGGATACGAAGGGCTTGCCGGTCCAATGTCAGACACCCTGTTGGGATACCCGATCCAGATCAATCAGGATGTCGCGACGATGGCGGCGAATGCGAAATCAATCCTGTTCGGCGACTTCACGTTCTACAAGATCCGCGACGCCATGGACATTCAAATTTTCCGATTCGACGACAGCGCGTACATCAAGCTCGGGCAGATCGGTTTCCTTGCCTGGATGCGCAGCGGCGGCAACTTTACCGATGTGGGCGGCGCCGTCAAGTATTACCAGAACTCAGCAACGTAAACCGCCTTCAACACCGATCTTCCGGCGCTCGCGCGGTGCCGGACAGGAGAAAAGAGAAAATTTTATGGCATCTGCAAAC